AAGAGCAAATGCCCCAGTCACCACCAGAGATTTTCTTTACCATCTCTACAATTTGTGGTGTTTCTTTAAATGGTTTAATCTCATAAAAGAAGGGTGTACCACGTAGAAGGGCAAGGTTTGATTCAATACTCTTTAGATCTTTCCAATGATAAACACCAAATTTATCTGCAAGACAGCCAAAGAAATCTGCAATCACTCCATCCATATCCAAATATACAGTCATTATTATACCTCCGCAATAACATAGTTAGGAATCATACCTTCGCGAGGTTGACCAAGCAACCCCGTGATTGTATCATCACGATTATATTCAAGATTAATAGTACGAATTGTACCCCACATCCAAAGACCACGGTCATCAACTTCATTATAAAGTTGTTTGTGGCGAATATCTGCTTCCTTTGCACTTACAAAGACTTCATTCACAAAATCACCTTTGGCGTTTGTTGCAGATACCTGATATTTGAATTCCATAGTATAATCCTCTCATTTATTATAGTATTATACTATCATATTCTAAACCATTTGTAAACAAAAAAATGCGTTTTAACCAAAAAAAGTTTTACGTCTATCGTATTCTCTTTTTGTGTCAAGGAGTAGATCTATATAGTTATCTCTGTGTTCCTTAAACACAAGAGGTTCATTGTCATCAACATCCATAACAATAACCGTATTAGGAATAGGCATTCCTGTACGTTCCTCCCACATAATTGCATATGCAGAGGCTTGTGCAAAATAGTTAGAAATATTTTCTTTTTTCTTTACTCTTTTGGATGTTTTAAAATCAACAATGGATGGTACACCATCAAATTCTGCTATACAGTCACAACGACCAGCAAGACCAAGATGGCGACTATAAAGAGCAACTTCGAGGCCAAAGATTTTTCCGATAGATTTATCAAATATTGGCCGGAGGTTTTGTAAAGATTGCTTAATATGTGGGAGATAAGTACTTGTATCTTCATTTTTTAAATAACTTTCTACAATGCTATGGACTGCAGTACCTCTACTCGAGGCTCTATGCCCAATTCTATTTGCCTCATCATCACCAACGCGTTTACGCCATCGTGCAATAGCTTCTTCACTTAGTATACTGAGTACTGTAGTAACGCTAGGATACTTATTGCCGTCAGGGTCAACATAGCTGCGACCAGATTTAAGTGTAACAGAATCCAGGTCACTATATCCGAGATCAATTTCTTCATGAATAAACTCCCTCATAACTCATCCTTATATTCGCCTAGTATGGCTTGATTCAATTTATCTGTATCAAATTCAACTGGAAATTTTGATGCACCAGTAATCACACATACTGTACCATTTTGCATTCTTTCCAATATTGTAATTTGATAATCATTCATGTTATACATTATATAATATTCCGAGGGAAAAGGAAACCCCTCTTGTGAATAAGTTGTACCAATAAAACCTAAAAGTGGTTGTAGTCCTAATTCATAAAACCCCAACACTAGCTCATCAGCTGGACCATCCTCCAAACACGGGACTGGTTTTCCATATAATTTATGTTGAAATTGTTGAGCAATTGCCACTGTTGCAATTAAACCAATAATGGCTATCATTGCGTATTTAAAATATCTGATCATTATCTCATTCCTAGCATCTCCTTCGTCATAATGTAATCACGAAGAAAGTCCGATCTTACAATATCTTGCCAGCCGAATGTAATAACACTAAAATATTTCATCTGCTCCATAATACGTAAGAATTGCTGAAGACCATTTTTTTCTGCAGGGTCCTTAAAATCTGACTGCAGATAGTCTCCACTGAGTACCACTCTACAATTATTACCAATTCGTGTAATAACAGAATCCAACTCGTGAAAGTTTAAGTTCTGCATTTCATCCACAATTACAATGGCATTATCAATTGTTAATCCTCGTATAAAGGATGTTGTGGTAAATTGCAATTGATGTGCTGTGATCATTTTATTATAGAATGAAGGTCCACTATCTCCAAATAGTTCTGCACAAATTGCCTTATATGGTGTTTCGAACACTTCTTGTTTTTCTTCTACGGAACCTGGAAGGAATCCAACATCCCGTGTTGGCACAACCGAACGAACAATGATGACCTTATCATATGGTGTACCCTTTTCAAGCATGGCTTCTAATGCTAAATATAATGCAACAAATGTCTTACCTGTACCTGCAGTACCAGATAGAACAAGGTTGTCACCTTCATCCCATGCATTAAATGCTTTTCTTTGATTCTCTGTTTGAGGCTCAAATTCTAGTAAATCATCATAATATGCTTTTGCTCTATTACTAGTCATGATTTTATATTATTATCCTTACCAGAGCCTTTTTTAATACGCCCTAAAAGGTCTTGCCAATTATTACCTGCACGGCGTAGTGTTGACATTGAGTCTGTCACAAACTTTGGTGTACTCAACATTTGCTCAAGATCCGCATCCTCTAAAATATTTTGTAATTCATTCCAGGAACAAATGACTTCATATTCTTCTTTTGTTTTTTTATTCCGTATCCCGTACGTTGGCATTATCCATTGCCTCCTCTGCTTCCTGGTAATAACCTTCATATGCAGCAATTATTGCCTGTTGTTGTTGAACCAATGCTCTTATATCACTAAAGTTTTGACCTAGGTTACCATATCCAGGTCCTGTTAATCCATATATGGCAAAGGCTTTACCTTCGGCTTTTAATTCTGCAATTACCTCTTCAATATTATCTTCGTTTATTATATACCATTTTACTGGTCTCATATTTAATTCATCAACAGGTGGAAGTGTTAATGTAGGTTTATCTATAGGTTTAGAACTTACCTCAATCTGCCGTGGCAGGGGTGAGCAGGCCACGAGACTTGTAAGTATCGTAAAGCCAAGGACACTCTTTATTAAAAGCGATGTCATTTTCTGCTGTCCTTTCTTCTTCTGTGAGTTCTGCACCTGATAATAATTCGAAACAACGGCCAGCATTTTCTGTACCTCTGTTAACAGCTTTACCAATCCCCTCAGGGTTAGCAATTGCAGCTGCAGTTAAATCAATCTTCTGCAGTTTATCAGCCAATCTTTGGTTTTGTCTACGAATGCTAGCATATTCTGCATTAATAGTATTTAGTTCCTCTTGAGCGCTAGCATAATTAGCCTCAAGTGATTTAATTGCTTCTTCATTTGTGGCGACGGCAAGTTCTAACTTTGCATTGTTTTCTGTAAGAATGGCAATACGTTTTTGTGAATCAGTATAATACCAGTAGCCTGCGCCACCCATAATCAAAATGACAGTGATGAGTACTGTAGTGATAATATTCATTTTGACTTCCTTTCAGTATTATATATTATACTACTTCAAACCATTCAGGGATATCACGTTTGGTCCATGACATTTTAAATCGCGCTTGTTTTGTTTGATAGAATGCTTGATATGCTTTTACAGGATCACCAAGAGCAATACATTCTGGATAATCAGCCATTGCAAGTTTAAATGGTGTGCGTTTTGCAACTGGTATATTTTTAGGTGGTTGCATTAATAAATCCTTGAGTTTGGACGATCCATGTTCTTTATCATAACGATATGTGTATTCGTCAAGTAACGCAAGGAAGTGATCATAATGCCATATATAATTAGCATCTGATTCCATAGTCCATACAGTACAAGGATGTCCATGATGTACAGCTTTATAGAGCCGTTGTTCCTTATATGGTTTTGGATGTACCCAATAATTAACCATACGTTTACCAGATTTTGATGGACGTTTTTCTACATAACCATCCAACATACGATGAGCAGTGGATAGCATTTGTGCAGATTCTACAATCATTTTTACCACATGTTTATCACACTGTAATTGTGCAGCGGTAATAGGATTATTATCTAATATAAAAATATTCATAGGTGTACCTCAACCCCTTATATAGTACTATATTATTATAACAAGGAATTGAGGTATTGTAAACAACTATTTTATCTTGTTAAGAGTTTTTTACCTCCGATAATGCTCTTTCAATAAATTCACGTTTCTTTTGTATTTTTTTAGCTCTTTGGAGCTCTCCCTTTTTCTCTAGTTTCTTTGCATAAATCTCTAGTTCGTTGGAATCTTTTTGTAAACGTTCAAGTTGAGCAAGTACCATTTAATTTTCCTATAAAAAAAAGAGCGTGCAAGAATGCACACCCCTAGGTTAGTGTTAAAATGAAAGTTTAAGTTGTGGTTAGTCCTGCAATAATCCAGGATATGCTTCGTTAACAACAGGTCTCGTAAGTCCTTTTGGTGTTTGTTTATTAATCATAGCAATAACAAGTTTGGCATCTTCTGGATGGACCCCTTCCAAAATTTCAAAATAAATTTTTTCCTTTTTAAACCTCGGCGTATCTTTATACATACCCTGGACCAAAAATGCAAACTTGGTATTTTGCCTTTTTAAATCACTAGGATGGTTGTGTGGTTCTGAAGGTGTGTAGGGGGGTTCTCCGTCCGGAATGGACCATTTAACAGTCGAATCCATTGATCCTCTAATAATATCTTTAAGTGCCCAGTTATCATTATGACCCTTTAAAATATCAACCTTTTTGGTTTTAGATCTTGCTTTTCGTACTTCATCCAAAATTTCAAAAACATACATTATACTAGTTCCTCAATAGATTCAATCATTAGCTTCATGTTATTATTTATCAAGTAAGGTAGTACTAAACCACGGTTTTTCACTTGATCCTGAGAATTATATTCTTCAATAATTTGTTTTTTTAGTCGATCCGGTGTTTTAGTTAGATCAATAAGGGTTTCATTACGACAGTAATTACGATACCAACTAGCGGCATATAATAATTCACCATCAGCAAGGTCCTCAATAATTGCATCCTTTTTCTTACGTGATAGTGGTGTTTGTCGTTCACCATTTACAAATACATCGTCGTGTGATAATATATTAGGCACACCGTCGCCAGCATCACCTGTAAGGATTTTTTCTGTTAGACCTTTTAATGGATGGTCCTCAACATATTCCTTTTTCATAAGTGGTGAATATTGACGAACATTTTTATATCGTTGTAATTGCAGAAAATCTTTATCTGCAGATACAATCATAATATCTTCATATTGACCAAACTCTTGTGAATTTTCACATAGTGTACCAATAATATCATCGGCCTCACACTCATCAACATGAATAACCTTATATGGAAAATTATCCTTAATCTCTTCACGTACTTTGTTTACAATGCGAAATGCTTCTGCCCAATCAAAGCCGGAATCCTCACGGCTCTTTTTACGATTAGCTTTATATTGTGGATAATAATTACGACGCCAATTGTTTTTACCATCACAGGCTAAAACCATTTCGCCAAATTCTTTTTTATATGCAGTGCGATACATACGTAAGGAATTAATAATCATATGCCGTAGCATATCCTCATCATTAACCTTATTAATCGCAACGGTGGCAATTGCAACACCACTAAAATCTACAAGTATCATAAGTCTCTCCGTTTAACTATGTATATTATATCAAAAACAGAGAGACTTGTAAACCTTTTATTTCATTTTTTCAGCCGCTTCATGGACTTCTTTTGAACTTACAACACCCTCGTGTAATAATTTATTACGATTTGCCATATGCTGTTGTTCAACATCTGCCTTATTTTGGCCCCAGTATTTTACGGCATGTCCTTCCTCGATCATAATTTCAGTGACCATTTTATCACCAACTATAAAATCACCAAGGATACGACCAAACTTACCTTTCATATCCTCTCCATCCTTAGCAGCAAATGTTTTAAGAATTGTTTCCTTTTCAACTAATTGCTTTAATCTTTCCTTAGCTGCTAAACCAAAAACCTTTTCAACCTTATCCGATGTTCTGGATTCTGGTGTATCAATACCCATAATCCGAACTCTTTCATTTTTTAGCCATACACCAAAACCTAGATCAATATCTACATCAACCGTGTCGCCGTCAACTACTTTAACTAATTTTGCTTTATACTCATACATTTGTTATTCCTTTCAAATGTTTGCTATGAATTTTTCCACCTATAAATTCGTTATAATAATCATCACGGAATAGTACATCCCTTTCAAATTGTTCTTTCATTTCAAAATAACTCATTTCGCCTTTTGTTTTACACAGACGAAGTATTTCTCTTTTAAATATATCAGAGCCATCATTTTCGACGAGAAGTTTTAATTCTTCATTTGAACCAAAGTAATCTCTCCAATCGGACTCAACTCTTGTTCGAATCCGTCTTTTACGTGTTTTTGTTTTGGGGAGAATTTTAGGTTTCCAAAAGTTCTTTTTTCCTACATACTTCTTACCAGTATTTATATTAGTAATAATGTAGACAAACCCCTGAAATTCTTCAGGGGTTTCATTAAATTCTTTTTTATTATAATACCACATGGATATTATATATCAACTTCGGAAATATCCTCTGTCTCTGCTCTTCGCCCACACATTGGACAAAATTCTGGTTCACCACCGTCCTCGACTAATACGATTGTTGTGGATTCACATTCCTCACATTCTACTCGATATTCTTTTTCCACTACTCTCTAGTATCTCCTGTTTTCTTTTATCATCACAGTAAAACCATTCTCTTATTTCGTCCGAGGTTCGACCACAACCTAGGCAGTGGTCTTCCTCTATTGTACAAATTTTTACACAAGGTGATGGAATATTAGAAGTCGATTTCGCACGCACCACCCGCGCACGCCGCCGCGCCGATTGTGTCGACATCTGTATATACCTTTTCGGTTAAATCATTTTCCCAATCCACAGGTTTTAGATTTTTCTGAATCTTATTCCATTTATGTAGTAGATAGGCATCCTTTAGACAATACTCTGTTTTCTTAATATCACCATCTAGATAATTATCTGCAAATGCATTAAATCGTCTAATCCAGTCTCTCTTGGCAGAGTTTTCAGATGATTCAATCGAAATATCCTCACCCATACCTACAGCAGTCGCACACGCAGTCCAAAGATTATCAAATACCTTAAGTGCATCAACAACCATACCTGAAGCAAAAATGGCACCTTGATCATATTTGTCAACCATTTCGTCTGCTGTAATAACCTGTGTGTTTGGTGCTTGATTATAGTCTTTATCACCTGTTGGTGCTAGGAATGAAATACCAGAGAATGAATATCTATTTTTATAAACATACTTCTCTACCTCATCCCAATCATCAACAATAATTGTATTTGATACATTATGGTGTAGACCTTTATCAGCACATAGATCCTCATTGGTGCCAGCAACAACCCAAGCCTTTTGTGCTTTTTTCACAAGCTCTAGATGTTTAACACCATATAGATCATCCTTAAACATAGATCCTTTCATAGGAACAATAGGGAATGAAACAACAACATCAGTACCATTTGCAGACCAGACAGATTCTTCAACCATAAATGGATTTGTTTTTGTAATTGCCTGAGTAATTTCAGATTCCTTATTCATTTGAATATTTCTGATATACATTGGTGAATGTTCGGCATGGATACCGGATGCTGTTTGTAGTAGAACAGAAGCATTACCACTTGGTTTAACACAGGTGGTTCGAGCAGCAGGATTAATACCAATAATTGATGCTACTTCTTTGTTAACCTTTTTAACAATACTCGCACCTTTTTTAAGAACCTTCTCATCAAATAGGATATCTGGGTTATTCATCCAGCCTGTAATGGATACACCCAGCAGTGCTTCCCTATCAAAAATTTTCTTTGATGTTTCAGAAATAAATTTAAAATCTGTATAACCAGCCTGTAGTGTTCCAAGGATGGCAGCTGCTCTACAAGCAGTATAGAAATCTTCTTCACTCGTACATTTACCACCATTAATTTCTGTTAGGTTACAACCTTGCCAACCAGATTCACCTTCATATTGTGGGAACATACCAATTTCAACACAAGGGTTTGTTGTGTGTTCTTTAGATGTTGTAAAATAAAATCCTGGTTCACCGAATGATTTAACTGAATCCATAATCTTTGCAAACATTTCAGGTGTTGCATCATCACGAACAATCACTGCTGAGTTGTTTGAACGGCCTCGCTGGGGATTATCCATAAACCAATTACCAGTTTTGGCATTCATCATTTCATCATCTTCTGGTGAGAACAGACAGATGGTAGCTGAACGGCGAACACCACCAGACAATACAGCATCTGCAGCATGCATACAAATATCATAGACAGTAATAGGGCGTAGTGCAATTGGCTCTTTTGAGTCCATTACCATACCCTGTAACATATGCTCAATCTTATCAAGAGCTCGTCTCAATCCTTCTGGGCCTGGAGCTTTAAATCCACCAGAAATTTTAGCACCTTTTGGACGAATTTGTGATAGATCAAAGAATACACGGCGACCTTCATAGTCTGTATGTTTACCACCACCAACAAAATATGATGACATTAAAACATCAAGAGCAGAAGCCCAACCTTCAATAGAATCTTCTACAACATAGCCTTTAGCCTGTTTTGTTCTTTGTGTAATTTTAGGTAGCTTTGCTACGTGATGTTCTTGGACAGAAAATCCTGCACCAGCACCACATAATAGGATATAAAAGAACTCACCAAAAAATGCAGGTCTATCTGCATAGGATGATGTACAATTGTACATTCTCATCTGATGTTTTTTTAATTGTTCTCCACCGAATTGCAATGCACGTTGGGCGCCCAATACCCTCTGTTCCTTATAGGCTGTCCTAGCCTCTTCAATGTATTTTTCAAGTTTATCTGTATGTTCAGAATAATTTTCTTCATGCATAGATAACACACGGTCAACGGCTTCATTCCAACTTTCATATGAATTTGTGTCATCCTTAAATCTTGAATAACCATCATAGAATTTTGTTTCGGATAAAAACGCGCGTGTGTCTGCAAAACGATTTTGCATACCTTAATCCTTTTCAGCTAATGTGTATTTTTTAGATAGTGATATTATATATCACTTCTGTGTCTTTGTAAACACTTGTTTTTACGCATCTGAGTCATAAATTGAAATAATTTTTATATTTCCTACATCAGTTGCAATACCTGCTCTTACAGACCCAAAGGTTGTAGTTGGTTCCAAATTACCATTAATTTCATTAATATAATATGTTGTTCCTGGCACAAGTCCAAATTGGTTTGTATCAATTAAACCATTAACTTTAACAGATACAGTTTCACCACTATCTGCACTATCTTGTGAAATACCAAGATAATTATTTGCAGTAACGTTTGTTACTTCTCTTTTTTCTGGTTCATATATAAATCCAAACCGACCACGTTGATAAATACCTGAAGTAGCATTGGTATTAAATCTACCAGCACCCTCTTGCCAGTCCTGAGCATAATATGCTGAATATAAAACCTTATTGTAATCATCAATAAAGTTTACACTAAGGTAACGAGGATTTGAATCATCAAGTGTATGAGTGCTATCCTCTAGTGTTATATCACCAACACTATCACAGGTAAAATATTTAACATATGTTTTATCTGCATTGTTATCATCCCATACAATTAGATTACGACCTTCACCATAGCCTTTTAAATTTACTACATGTGGCACATCGTGTATATAGCTTGAATATATTCCACCGCTTTTAATAATTGCATTTAGACCAGTTGAATCGGTAGGTACCGAATCTGCAGCCATACCAAATGAAAATACCTCACCCTGATTTTGATGAGCAGAAGAAGCCATAACAATATGACCTGCATCGGAATCATATGCAACGGTATATGCATCAACCACATTACTACTTGTATCAAATAGATAATTATTAGTTTGTCTTATAACCTGTGGGGTTCCTGTTGAATTTGTAACTCTAAAATATGCAACCTGTCTGCGATTACTATTGTTTTGATAAAAAATTGCATATGTTTTATGATTTTTAAAATATTCAAATGCCACAATTTGATTGGAATTGCCCTGCGTACTATGAATATATGTTTGACTTGACGATGTATCTACATTATATCCATTACGAGTTACCCTAGTCACCTCAAATCGCTGGTTTTGTGATTCATCATGAGAGACAACAAAATAACAACTATGTTCCTCATCCCAAAGAACTCTTGGCCAATCTGCAGGTTGAGTGTTTGATGAACCTGTATTACCCCAGATAAAATTTGCACCCAATGTTATTGTTAAATCATTAGGGTTTGTGATATCATTATAAATAAATCTACCATAACCTCTTGTACCATAATAGTTATTATATGCATAAATTAACGAATATATGTTGAATACTGCCAATGCAAAACCTGTGCCTGGTTCAACATCAAAGTCAAGTATATTGGTTGTACCATATGTTCCGCTGCCGGATGTAAATTGTCCTTGAATTAATACCTCTGGACCAAGTTCTACAATTGTAGTACCGGCATTATCCAATTTTGCAACTCTTGCGTAGGAATAATTTCCAGATCTAATACAGACTAGAATTTTATTACCACCTAGGTATTTTGCAATTCTTGTAAAGGATCCATAAGCATTATTAGAACCATCAGCACTAGCATCGGCATAAAGCCACTGACCTAAACACCCATCAGAATCATTTAATATTCTGTGCGGTGTGAAAGGTTGACCTGCAGCATAGACATTACCATCTGATCCAACAACAACTGCATCACCAATTTCGATTCTATTACCCGCAGTCTTTTCAGATAAACCACTTGCGTTAATTGAAACATTAACCACGTTTGCGGCATCACCACCTGCATCACCAAGTTTTAAAAACTTTAGATTTGATGGATTTACATCCTCTGATTTACCTAGAATGTCTGCAATGTCACGAGTTCTACTCATCCGATACCCTTATCTTTATAGTAATCTGCAAATCTTTTTAAGAGTTTTGGTGTGCCTTTTTTCTTACGACGGTCATATACACGGCTTGTTTTATATCTTGGTCCCATTGCAGTATCAGCAGGATTAGGAATATTGGCAGTTGTTACATCC